TACGACTCTACACAGAATACTTGGCAAGCAGGAGACGAAGCAGCAGGTACTTTTAACATCTATGAGTTGAACTCTGGGTCAAAACAGGGTTTAAAGTTGAATGTCAAGGTCGAACCGATCATCGACGAGTCGGGATCCACAGTAGCATTCACTGGAACGAGGTGGCAAATACAGGAAATTATGAATCCTGGTACAAATTATGCTGTTGACGACGTTTTTCAACTTACCCACGCTCATACACACCCCGACAACACGACAACCACGTTCACTTTGAACATCAAAATCACTAGTGTAGGACCTGTCGCAGGTCAATCAGGCACAATTTCCGATGTTTTACGAAGAGGAGACACTCTAAATGGTCATCAAATCACTCAAGTAGTCCATGGACCGTCTATTGCAAGTGATTATGATACTTCAAAAGGTCTTTTCCCTTACCATTTTGCTTATTTGGACGGAAATGGAAGTAATTTTACCAAAGATACACAATATACAAGCAACAGAGCACATCAAGTTACAGTAAGAGCAGGTAAAGGAATCGTTGATAGAGGATTTTTTGGTGGATTATACGAGTTTAGTGAAAAATCAGTTCAATATACCATAGGAACTGTTGATAGAAATGCTCCTGACATCTATAATACGCTAACTCAACCATCTACTACCGTAACGATAACTAATGGAAGAGTAACTAATGTAACTATTGATACAGATGGCGGAGGTTCTGGGTGGAATACACTTGGAAGAATACCAGAATTGAGTATTACTGCTCCAGTAGGTACAACTGGAACACCTGCAGAGGTAGAAGGAGAGTTTAGTAACGGAGTTTTAACGTCTGTTACTGTCATAAATGGCGGTAGCGGGTACTCTAGCACAAATCCGCCACAGGTTACTGTTAGAAATATCCATAAAGTGCTTAATTCCGTAGCACCAAACGCTGCATTTGACGAAAAGCGCGAGTCAAGGACTCTAGAAGTGCTCGATGCGTTCCCAAATATCGGAGATGCGTTCCCAACTTACACTGCGGAAGACCAAAAACGCGATAGAGACGCATTAATTGCAAATTCTCAGTATCCTCCTGCACAAAGAGCGTACGAAAACACTGCGGACAGCGTACAATTCAAAACAGACCCCAATAATAAGCGAATCCACAACCTTCCACAGTCGGCATTTAACTCTGAGGACTTAGAACCTTATAAAAATGCCATGATAAACAAAGAAAACTACTCAAAAATCACAGAATACGATTTTGGGACATCTAATGAGGCAAGAGAGTTCAAAAATATGCTAATTAAGTCGCAAAAAGACGCAAATGACAATATTAATGCATATATGGACAGAATTTCACAAGATGAACCAAATATTGCTAGGTATGATGAGTCATATATTGAAACTGTACAAGGACCTTTCTCAGAATTACCATATGCGTCTCAATATACTAAATACTTTTTAAGGCAGTTTCGTCCTGATCCTAGACAAGACACTACTATCACTGTAAATCTTAGTGTCAATGTAGCAAATGTAGGAACGAGTCATTTTAGTTGTCCTCAACCTCCCGCATCAACTAGACTTGGATCACAATTTAGTTTCCTTAATGGACCTTCTGGTCCAGGATGTCAGAATTGGTCAGCATCAGGAAATATGCTTATGTTGAATGATTTTACTCAATCAGCACAAACTTTAGCAAAAGCAACTGCTGCGTATGGTAATCCTTATCAAGTAACGTAATGGCAAGCGGACATCAAGCGTGTGCACTCTTTACAGGAACGTGTAGCGGACACGGAAGAGGTAATGGTGTGACTTGGCAACCTGGTCCAGGTGGAGGATTTGTTAGTCCTTGTCCACATGCATCACTTGCACCAACAATTTCACATAGAAGAGTTCCATTTGTTAATAGTTTTGCAACATGGCCACCTCATCCTCAAAGACCTAGGAATCCTCAGTCAGGTGGAAACGATCCTTTTAACAGAACTGTAATAGTAAATGACTTAGTACCTATCATTGATCAAGATGACTTGATAACTCATCCTACTCGAACGAGATTTACTACAATATCGATAGGATTCAAATGTTTGACTGTTAGATCGACTCCTGCATGGCATTGTACAACTGGTGTAGGTGGAAATGGTCGTGAACCCTCTGTTGGACATAATAGAAGATTATTTGCAACGTGTAAAACAGTTTTTATAGAAGGTAAAAGAGCAGGTAGGTTTGCAGACCCGTTTGGGAATAATACTGTGCCATTTGATTGCCTTAGCGTTGTATCTGGATCAAGTCCTAACGTTTTTATCGGAAGTTGAATAAATAGATTTAGGATCGGAGTAACTATGGTCGTAAAAGTAGACAAAAGTGAAGAATTTGTCAAAAGTGGCAAAGTCTTGATAAGTGAGTATCCTACCAAAAAGGAAAAGGATGTGAAACCACTTAGCAAATGGCGTTAAAAGACATTAATGGTTCGGATTTTAAGCGTTCTCGTAGATTCGAGGATGTAAATATCTCATTGCCTAGAAATCCATTTACAAAAGACATATATGGTGTTTCAAATGAGAATGCAATCAAACAATCCATCAAAAATCTTGTTTTAACCGTTCCAGGCGAGAAACCTTTTCAACCTTTAGTAGGTTCTAGAGTAAATGAGTTACTTTTTGAACCACTAGACCCATTTATTGCTGATTCTATCAAGGATGAGATAATAAATACCATCAAACAGCATGAACCAAGAGTAGACCTGACTGAAGTGACTGTTTTGCCTGTTTATGAGCGAAACCAAATTAATGTATCTGTTGAATATAGAATTGTCGGATTACCCATAGTTGAGAATATCACATTTGTCTTACAGAGACCTGAGTAATGCAACCAAACAACTTAACAGCACTAGACTTTGAAGATGTCAAAGCAAGTATCAAATCATATCTAAGAACTCGAAGCGAGTTTACTGATTATGACTTTGATGGATCAGCATTGTCATATATGATTGATATGCTTGCCTATAATACTTACTATACAGCGTTCAATGCTAATATGTCATTGAATGAGGCATTCCTACCGTCTTCTACTGTTAGAGATAACGTTATTAATATTGCAAAGTTAATGAACTACACTCCTAAGAGTGTAACTGCAGCGAGAGCATCATTAAAAATCGATATACAGACAACTCAAGCAAATGGAGTGTATCCTAGCACTGTTACTATAAGAAAAGGTCCAGTCGCGACAGGTGGTAACTATGTTTGGAACATTTTAAGAGACACCACTGTAGAAGTTAGTCCAACAACAGGTATTGGAACTTTCCCAGACCTTTGTGTGTATGAAGGGTCACTTGTTACCTTCTCATACATTGTAAATACATTTGCAAATCAGACATATACCATTCCTTCTGCAGAAGCAGACATCAATACACTTTCTGTAAGTGTAAGAGCAAACGAAACAGCAACAGCAGCAGATATCTACAATAGAGTTGACACTGTAACTAACCTAGCATCGACTACAAGGGCATTCTTCCTTTCAGAAGGTGAAGATATGCGTTTTAACGTTAGATTTGGTGATGACAGTGTTGGAAGAGCATTAAAAGACGGAGAAGTCGTAGTTTTAGAATATTTGGTAACTTCTGGTGCTGCAGCGAACGAAGTTAAGGCATTTAACTTCATTGGATCAATAATTGACTCATTAGGACAATCATATACAGCATCAGCAACCACTTTAACAGTAAATCACCGTGCACAACTTGGTAGTGCTGCAGAAAGTATAGAATCGATCAAATATAATGCACCAAGATTCTATTCCTCACAATATAGAGCAGTTACTGCTCAAGACTATGCTTTAATCACTCAAAGGATATACAGCAACGCAGATTCTGTTGTTGCTTATGGTGGAGATAGTTTAAACCCTCCAGTTTACGGTAAAGTGTATATTGCAATCAAAACAAAGACTGGATCTCTTCTAAATGACGCTACAAAGAAAGAAATATCAGCAGACCTTAGGAAATACTCCATGGCATCGATTGACCCTGTTGTAGTCGATCCTGATAACGTCTACATCTATACAAAAGTGTTTGCGCTATACGATACTGGTGCAGGATCTTCATCATCTCAAATTAAAACCAATATTCAGAATGCAATATCACAATGGGCAAGTCAAACACAAATAAACAACTTCAACTCGACATTTAGAGGTCAAGCATACGAGAAAGCAATCACACTAGCAGATAATGCTATTTCTGACGTTTCTGTTCAAACAACTATTCTAAAATATATCAATCCTAACAGTAATCAAACTAATACCTATTGTATTAGCACTGGAGGAGAGTTATATAACTCTGCACCTAGTCAGGACGGTAATGAAGCATCTGGTTGTACAAAAGAACCAGTTATCTTGTCTGGTACGTTTAGAACTGCAGATAGACCTGGTGTAGATCAACAATTTGAGGATGATGGTTACGGAAACTTAAAAACTTTCTATAATACAGGTAATAAGAAGGTATATACTAATAGTACAGCAGGTACAGTAAATTACATGACAGGTGAAGTTTGTTTTGGACCTATTAACATTATTAGTACAGGAACAAGCGTTCCATCATCAGCAGCAGTTAGTATTGTTGATAGTGTAACTGGTGCAGGAAGTGTTATTGATCCAACTCTTCTTCCAGGTGCAACAAGTGGTGGTAATGTTTCTGATTTACAGATTCCAGTTGTAATGATTCCTGCTAACAGTGGTACCATTCCTGCTTCAACACCAGGAACAATTATTAACATTATAAGTCCTGAGGTAACAGTATCACCGATTGGTACTACACCACCTCCAACAATCCCTCTAAATAGTTTGACACCAACGACATTTGATAGTACACCGTCCATAGTGGAAGTTGCACCGATTGATAATAGTGGTGGTCTAAACACATCAGTCTGCTTCTCGTAACTGTAAATGAACATTAATAAGGTTTCTCAGTCGATTGTTTCACAATCACCCGATTTCATTGGGTCAGAATACCCCCTGTTCAATAAATTTATTGAGTACTACTATAAGTCGCAAGAAAAAACTGGTTTAGGACAAAATATACTTAATAACTTCCTTCAGTATCTTGATATTGATAAACTTGATATTGGAATACTTGATGGACAAACAACAGTTGTGGAATCTGTCTCCGCAACAGATGATAAGATTGTAGTAGAGAACGTAGGTCCTTTCTTGGAAAAGAATGGATCTATTCTTATAGGCGATGAGGTTGTATTTTACGAAGATGTTGAAGCAGCACCAGTTATATCTCTTACTCCAGGTATATCATATGAGCAGGTAAAATTAAAATGGACAACACTTGCTAATTTTATAAACGATTTTGATGGAGTTAAAACACAGTTTCCGCTTACTTCTCAAGATAGTCCCGTAGCACCTCCAAGTGCTCAACACCTGATTGTATCATTATACGGAAAAATATTGATACCTAATATAGATTATACGATATCTGGTAATAAGATTGTATTTACTACCGCGCCAAGAACTAAGTTACCTGCAGACGGTGCGGAAACAACGTACGTTTATTTCCTTAGTGGTTTCATTGAGAGCACAATTTACGCATTAGATAACTTATCTGGTGCATTTGGTGATGGAAAGAAACAATTTACCATAACTCGTAACGGAGAATCTTACGAACCTATTAATGAAGAGTATTTGAATGTAATATACGACAATAGACTATTAGTACCAAAGGTAGACTATTTTGTAGATAAAAACCAGTTCATATTTAAAGAAGCACCTCTAAACGGACGTTTCTTATCAATACACTCTATAGAAGCACCCATACCTTCATTTGGTAATGGTGCGATTGGATTTGCTCGTGTAAGTGATACAGGAACTCTTACAAGTATATCATCTAGTGCTATTGGTTCTGGATATCGTTTTGAGTATCCTCCACAGGTCACTATTAACTCAGAGGTAGGTTCTGGTGCTGCTGCTACCGCACTTGTCAACGGTTTGAAGTCAATCACTCTACTAACAGGAGGAAAGGGTTACAGCACATCTAACCCTCCTGTCGTACAAGTACAATCACCAACTAAATCAGGATCCACTCAAGCAACAATTACCGCGACTGTTGCTGACGGTTCAGTTACGGAACTCAATATTACCAACTCTGGTTCTGGATATACATTTACACCTAGAATTACTTTTGTTCAACCAGGCGGAGCAAAATTAGGAACTCCTGTACTTAGCAACGAACAAATTGCTTCTATACCTGTTACTGATGGTGGTTTTGGATATACTACCGCACCTGAGGTATACATCGATGAACCAACAGGTGCAAATCCAATCAGAGCAGCATTACAAGCAAATTTATCTACGGAAGGTAAAGTTACTAGTATTACCGTATTGAATGCGGGACAAGGATATACTACCACACCTAGAGTTGCTATAGTTGATCCTGTAGGTGCACAGGTCTTAGAAACAGTTGTTGACGGAGATGGGCGTGTTATAAGAGTTGACTTACTTAATGGTGGTAGTGGATTTGATGATGTACCTTCAGTATACATTGTAGATAATAGAACTAACGGTGGAACTGGTGCTGCTGCTGTTGCGTCTATTTTCAATGGTCAAATAACTGATATTAATATAAGTGCATTTGGTAGCGGATACTCTGCTGCTAATCCTCCTGAGATTGTAATACAATCTCCACCTCAAGCAAAAGCATCTGCTGAAATTGGTCTTAATGAAGTTACTGGTTTTGCTGTTACTGAAAATGGATCAGGATACAAGAAAGCAGCATTTACTGGATGTGCTAGAGCAGCATCTGGTATTACATCATACACGGAAGATGGAAACGCAGTATTTACAAAAGATACTACTGCTGCAGCAGCGTCAATAGGTGCTACTGTAAAATGTCTTGACGCATTGTTTGTAAAGAGACTGTTAGACAAATATACAGAACAATTCTTACCTGATGTTCCAGAACTTGACTATTCTAAGATTGATGTAAGAACATCAATCAAAACTATAAAAGATTTTTATTCATCAAAGGGTACATCTTTTAGTATCGCATATTTGTTTAAACTATTATATGGTGAAAGTGTCTCAGTTACATATCCAAAAGATCAAATTATCAAACCATCTGCTGCAACATGGTCTATTGATACTATTCTTAGAGCAACTAAAGTTTCTGGAGATGCTGTTAATATAAGAGATGGATTGATTACACAGGAGGCAGATATTGCTGATCCTAATGTTCAAAACGCAAGTGCGTTAGTTGAAAACTATATTTCAATCAAAACATCAGATGTAGAGATATTTGAACTTGTTTTATCAGAAGAGACTATTAACGGGACGTTTACCGTACCTTATAAGACAAAACTTGCTGAACCTCTTAATACAACCGACTCAATCATTACGGTTGACTCTACTGTAGGATGGCCAGAAAGAAACGGTGAGTTTGTTATAGGTTCGGGTTCTAGGACAGAACTTGTGAAATATAAGGAAAAATCACTCAACCAGTTTATTGAATGTACACGTTCAGCAAATGGTGTTGTAGAAGATTGGGATTCTGCTACTCAGGTATCATCTAATTTTACTGTATTCATCAATAGAGGAACACCACAAGAAGTAGTGATGAACATAGTAGGTATAGTTGATGCACAGCAAACAACACTAACTGATACTGGTTCTTACTACCTACCAGGTGACAAATTAACAGTTTCTAAATTAGGTGGTAGTAGTCTTGATCCTCATTTGACTACTTGGTTATATAACGTTAAAAAATTAATATCAGTCACAAGTATAACATTTGGTGGTGTTAATAATCAGTTTGCTACAGTAACTTGTGCAAATAATCATGGATTGCTTGTTGGAGATCAGGTTACAATCTATGGTGCTAACCCAATCATCTATAATGGCACATTCTTAGTCACATCTAGAGATACAAGCACTGTATTCCAATATCAACTACCACAACCTGCAACTGTAACTCCTCAGGGTAATATTCTCGTATCTGTTGACTTAAATAAAGGTAAGTCTGATAGCACTGCAGTATTTAACGCAATCGGACCATATACAACTAACGTACAAAACTCATTCTTCAATACACAGTATGCATATCTAGCATCCACTGGTATACCCAACTATAAGATTGGTCCGTTTCCTGGTTCTGCTCTTTTACCAGGTAACCAACGTAAGTTAAATCGTTTTCCTATAGTTTCTACAACTATATCAACAAAAAATGCTATAAATCCTGGACCTATTGGTACATGGGTAAATGGTGTATCAATCTGGTCATATAAGTCAACTAAAAAGAAAACATTTGGTGCTATTACCAGTGTTAGTATAGCAAATGCAGGATCTGACTATGATGCTGCATCTCCTCCTGTTTTAACTATATCAGGTGGTGGAGGAACAGGTGCGACTGCTAGTGTTACTGTTAATGGTTCTGTTAGTGAAATTACAGTCACTAACGGTGGTTCTGGTTATATTGCATCTCCTCTAGTATCAATCGTTGGCGGTGGAGGTTCTGGTGCTGCTGCAACTGCTATTATAACAAAAGGTGTTGTATCTAGAATTCTTATTAACTCTGGTGGTACTGGATATACTTCACAACCATCTATCACTATTGTTGGTGGCGGTGGTACTGGTGCTGAAGCAACTGCATCTGTTCGTGGTCCTATTCAAGCAGTCACCGTGGGATCAGGCGGACAATCTTACACATCCACACCTAGTGTTACACTTAGTTCGGGTAGTGGTGCTGTTGCACAGGCTATAGTCAACAACGGTAGAATCATATCTATTGCGATTATATCTGCTGGTTCTGGATATACAACTGCACCTGAGATTACCATACAAGGTGAAGGTTTTGGTGCGGTTGCTAGAGCAACTATAGACACTGATGGAGAAAATGCAGGTAGAGTTACTAGTATTACTATTGTAAACAGAGGTATTAGTTATGTACAAGGAACTACTCTAATCAATTTAAATTCAGTTGGTCAAGACGCTTCATTTACTGCTAATGTATTCCAGTGGACTTATAACTTACAAAAATCAACAACGTTTGATGGTGCTAAAGGTTCTGTATTTGAAGGATATAATAACCAGTATGGTGGTGAATATGCACACTTGAGTAATCCTCAAACACTTAGATATATTCTTGGTGATAATTTATTTGAAAATACAGCAGGTTTAATAAAAGAAAAAGAAGATGGATTACAACACTCTCCTATTGTAGGTTGGGCATTTGATGGTAACCCAATATACGGTCCATATGGATATTCAGATCCTACTGATCAATCATCTTCTATAGCAAAACTCAATACATCATATAGACTTAGAACTAATCTAGTATATGATATAGACTCTAATCCAAATCCTGTTAGAATAGCAGGACCTTTACTAACTGAAGAAGTAGCAGGTAACTTTGTAGAAGACTATGAATATGTTTTTGGTCTAGGTGCACTTGATCAATACAATGGTAGATTCTGTAAAACACCTGAGTATCCTGATGGAAGATATTGTTACTTTGTTACTATAGATTCTACAGAAGATGGTAATCCACTATTCCCTTATGTACTAGGACCTGACTTCAACTCTGTTGTAGATACTTGGAACTTGAGTGCAGATGCTATTCAGCAAAATATTCCTACTGGTGTTGTTAGATATCGTGATCCCTATGAGAATGTTGATATTGACGTTGAGAGGGCACCAAATGCCTCTACAAACGCTATAACTCTAGAAAATGGTGATATACTACTATTTGAAGTAGAAGATGAAGACAGAAGTGGTGTTATTGAACAAGCAGAGATTGATGACCCAGATCAAGTTTTTGAAGAGTCCCCATTACAGTTATTTGATTACTTCCCAACTGTTAAGTTAGATTCTAAGGTTGATATTGAAGTTGAGACTACAACTAAATTTGAAGACGCTTCTGTAACTGGATTTACGGTTGAAAATCCAGGTATAAACTATCAGGTCAATGATAGATTGATGTTTGATAATACTGATACTGATGGTAGTGGTGTTTCTGCTCGTGTTTCTAGAATTGCGGGTGAGGCAGTAGAAGCATATGGTTTTGAAAATATAAGTGGTAATAACTTTGGTAAACTTACCACCGTCAATCCTCATAATTTACAACCAGGTGACAGCGTATTTGTTGACTATACTCCTGTCATGGCAAACACTAATAAAACATTTGTTGTCAGACAGTTTAAAGGTATTGAAGAGATAGTAATAAATCAGACTGGATCTGGATATAATACAGATATTCCTCCAACTATTATCATTGATGGTAATGGTACTGGTGGTGAGTTAGAAGCAGTTGTAACATCAGTTGGATCTATCGAAAACGTTAATATTATAAACTCAGGTTGGGGATATACAAGTAATCCTAGAGTTATCCTTTCACACCCACAGGTATTCAAAAAAGCAGATTACTACATTGCTAAGTTCAGTAATGCACAGTATGTAAAAGTAAATGATGTTTATGTAAACTCTGATAAAGAAGTTTATCTCTGTGGTAAAACTAAAGATTCATCAGGCAATGCTGTTGCTTTCCTAGCAAAACTATCTGCATCTGGTGTTAAAGAATGGGAAAAAACTTTAGAACTAGTATCTGGTCAAGAAGAGTCTGAGTTTATCAGACTATTTGTTGACGGTCATGATATATGGGTTGTTGGTGAAAATAAACCAAACAGTTCTATCCTTTCACAATATAATCCAGATGTTGTGCTTGTTAAGTATGTTGAGGCATCAAATGGTCTAAGTGCTACGTTATCCTTCCAAAAAGGATATGCAGGTATATCTGGTTCAACTCGTGCTGATCATATTACATGTATTAAGAAATATTCTGATACTAGATTTATTATTGGTGGTTTTACTAATACTAACTCAGGAGCACCTTATGATGCTTTTGTTGCTTCTATCGATACTAATGGTAACTTTGCACTCAAGAGAAAACTTGCTTCTCCCAATAAATCTGAAAAAATTACCGATATTATAGTCAATGGAACTGACGTATATGCTTCTTTAGAAGTTGCAGCAAACACTTCTACTACAGATATTGATGTTGCAGTTGCAAAGATTAATTTTGGTACAACTGCTATTACTGTAGACTGGATTAACCAGTATGCAAATAGTCTATATTCTATGTTAAACTCAAGCATTTCGATTGATGAGTTTAATGAAATCTATATTACTTGTGGTCTAAGATCTAAAGCAGATAATACAACTAGAGATAGTTGGTGGATTGGTAAGATAGACACCACAGGTGCTCTTATTTGGAACTACAGATATCTTGCTCCAGGAAGAGAACTTACTATGGCAGCAACATCTGCTATTGACATCTTTGGTGATTTAAACGTAGCATTTACAAGAATAGACAATACAAATACATTAACAACTGTTGATACAGTTAAGATTGGTTATGATGGTAAAATTAAAAATCATACAACAAATCAATCTACTGCAAATAAGATTGAAGGATTTACTGTTCATTCTGTAGATGTTGATAACTCTGGTGATGTTCATGCTGTAGGTCAAACTCAGTGGAATAGAAATGAGTTCTTATTCCCATTTACTGCAGGTTCAACTGCTGATACTACTACCGCATATACATTAACATCTACATCAACTAGTAACTCTATTACATATGCAGACAACGTTGCTAAGATCAATGGATATCAAACAGGACAAACATCTTGGACACAAGCAAATCTTCAGATTACTTCTGCTCAACTAGGTACTAAACTTGATAGTGATTTCACTATCGAGATGATGATATACAAAGATTCTACTGTAACTTCTGTATCACCTACACAACAAACATTGATTGCTATTGGTGATGCTGAGGTGGCAACTGGTGGTCTTTGGTTATACTATGATATATCAGGAGGCAAACTAGAACTTGTTATAACAAATAGTTCTACTAAACTTAATTCTGCATCTGGAGCAGCACAATCTGCATTAAGTAACATGTATGCTGATAATACATGGCAGTGGATTGGATTGAAAAGAGAAGGAAATGTATATACTGTTTTTGTTAATGGTATACAAGTTATACAGAGTAATATTGCAGGTACAAGTTTAGGTAGTAAAGATCTTTACATCGGACAAATTCCTGGTAGAAATGGTACAATAGGAAACTTTAGAGCAAATGAACAAGGACAGTTCTTTGTTGATAATCTAAGATTAAGAAATAGAGCAGTTACACCAACTGTACCAAGTGATGTTAGTGCATTACCTACAGTGGGTGCATTTGGATTTGCATATACTTGGACTGATACAGCATGGTTTACTACTAATAATAATCGTTATGATCTTATTGATTTTGACGGATTTGCATTAAAATCTGATAAAAATGCAGATTCATCAAGACTCGGTGCTATTACCACAGGAACTAATACTGGTATAGGATTCACTAGAACTGCAGTTAGTCCTGTAACTGGTAGCACACTTACAATACAAAATACTGGTTATACCTTATCTGAAGCAGGGTTCCAATCATTAGACTTTGACGATGCTGCAATAAGCATGAGTGAGGGTACACAAACACTCACATACACACAGGATATATGGAGTTCTAGAACTGCTACAGTTCCTTCACCTGGATCACAAAAACTTAGTGTATCTGCTGTTGTTAAAGACAGATACTTCTTTAAGGTAACACCAACTATTAAGATTGATAATGTACAGAAGTTAACTATAAATCAGTCATTCCAGTTTGGTATTGGTACAAAACTACGTCTTAATGACTCATCTGGTGTATTTGTCAATAGCGGTTACATTGTTAGAAGAGATCTTGATAATAATCAGGTATATGTTGCTGTAAACAATAATGCATGGACTGATGACTTGAATACTGGTCAACTCGTTACTGAACAGTTTAGTGAACAGTCAACGTATGGTATTGTAGGACCTATACCTAATGATATCAATATCATAGAGGGATATACTTTTGCAACAATCAATAATACAACACCTGGAACTTTCAACATAGATCTTAATGATTTTAACCTTGATGGCACCACATCAACTGGTTCTGGAAACTTAGATAGTTTTGCCAAGTTTAAAGTATTTGCAACTGCAGATTATTCTGTAAGAATCGATGAAGTTTCTGGATCATCAGCGTATATTGTTGGATCTGTTGTACAACTAACATCAGGTGATATATCATTCAATGCTGCATATAGCACAGTACAGATAACAAACCTTACTGGCGTACTCAAGATTACATTAGTTGCAAATCTTGACAAAATTTTACAAGTCACTGCAGTAGAGAACAGTGATGAAGTGTATGTAATCACTAACACAAGTCATTATCTCTCAAGAGGAGATATGCTTTACATCGATGGTAACCCTAGCCAGACTGTAGGTAGTGTTGTCTATGATGAATATGATGGTGCATTCCCTGTAGACAGAGTAATCAGTCCCCTAGAATTTGTATACAAATTAAAACAGAATGCAATAACAAGTCCTGCTACATCAGCATCTGCTGTTAGTGTATTTGTTAAATCTCCTGTTTTAAAGATGTTCTATGGACATCAATACATCTTTGATCTTAGTCATTCATCTATGGCAGGTGGAAACTTATCATTTGCAAAAGATAGTCTATACAAACTCGAATACTCATTCAACTCTATTGACAGAGTTGGAATACCAGGTTTAACAGGAGAAGGACAACCAACTCCATCTGTGACACTTAAAGTAGATCAAAGTATTGTTACTAATATATCTTACTACTTTGATCCTTCTAGAACAGGAGCAGATTCACCTGTTGTTGCAGGAAGTTACTTAGACGTTGTTGATTCTCCATATAAAGGAAACTTTGAAATTAGTTCTATTGCAGGTGCTACTATCACTCGTGGTGCTGATATTATCAAGTTCCCTCTTCTCAATGAACCAGAAGGTGATGCAGATATTAACCAAACAACTTACTCAACTTCTTCACTAAAAGCAGTTGGATCAATCAGTGATGTTCGTATTGTAAATCCAGGTGGTTTCTATACTAGGTTACCTGTTGTAACTAGTATTCAATCTACAAGACAAATTGAAAGGGTACAAATTAATAATCCTGGAACTGAATATGCAGTTGGAACTTATCAGAGTGTTCCTATTGGTGGTGATGGAGAAGGTGGATTTGTGGAGATTATCGTTGCTGATGGAACTGATGCTAATGGTGTAACTATTCCAGGTCAAATAAACACAGTTAATGTTACATCACCAGGTAAAAATTATACTACAGCAACTATAGACATTGAAGCAATCAGTGGTATATTAGGACCTGGTTTGACTGGATCTGGTGCTGAGTTGGTGGTTGTCATACCTCCATTTGGTACAGGTGCATCTATCTTTACTAAAGGTGATAGTGTTGGTAAAATTAAGAAACTTAAAAATAACAACTTTGGTTATGACTACCCTCATGATTATACATTACGTCCTGAGATTACATTCCCAATCAATGCTCAGTTAACATCTACAAGTATACTCGATAGCATTACAGTTACAGATCCAGGTACTGGATATTCACAAGCACCTGCTGTTATTATTTCTGGAGGTGGTGGTAGTGGTGCTATTGCAGAGGCAAGTATTAAGAATGGTAGATTAGATACTATTATTGTTAAAGATCCAGGTGCAGGTTATTCATCAACTCCTGCAGTTAACTTAAGATCATCATTCAACTATGTTGTTAACCTTGACTTAGGATTACTACAGTTTGCTTTCCCACATGGTATTGCAAATGGATCTGAAATAACATTGAATGTTGTTGATACTGGAGATGGTGCTCAATACCCTCTATCTGCAGGTGCTGTTGGTAGATTGAATGGAAACACAACTTACTATGCTATTACTGGTTCTGCAAACTCATTAGAAAATGATCAGTTAAAGATTGCTATTACTGCTGCTAACGCAAACTTAGGTGACGCATTATCATTTGTTAACGCAGGTACAGGTCGTCAACAAGTATTAACTGAATCATTCGGTGGTGCTGCTACTGCAAACGTTATTACATCAACATTCTTAGAAGGAGAACTTGTTTATCAAGGTGATTCTTTAGAAAACTCAACTGCTACTGGATATGTTTCAACTAACGCAGGTTGGCAAATTGGTCCTAGAGTTCTTAAGATTGTAGATTACAATGGTACATTTACACAAGGATCAAGAATCACTGGTGTGATTTCTAAGTCTTCTGGTATCATGTCTGATATTAAAGTTGCTACTGGTGTTTTAGAGATTGGTTCTATTACTAAAACTACTGGTCAATTTGTTGATGATGTTGGTAAACCATCTGAGATTATTCAAAAGATACAAGATAGTTACTATTATCAAGACTTCTCATATGCTGTCAAATCTGCTGTTTCTATTGGTGAGTGGAAAGAGATTCTAATTAAGAATGTTCACCCTGCATCATTTAAAGTATTTGGTGAGTTAGACCTAAATGATTATGGTTTCATTCCTAATAAAGAAACCGCATTCCAGTTAACTAAATCTGTTGAACTTGCTAGAGATGCGATTGTTCCTAACATCCAAAACTTTGCTCTTGTTGAACCTGTTTATTCTGAGTTCAATAATACTGAAGTTCTATTCCGTCAAAAACGTCTTACTTCTTCTGAGAACATTCTAACTTCTGTTGTACAGAGATTAGATGATATATCAACTCAGTTTGATGGTGAAAAAATATCATTCCCTCTAACTGTTGATGGTAACAACGTTGTTGCTAATGCTAACCAGTTAATGATTATTCTTAATGGTGTTGTACAAACACCTGGAACTTCATTTGAACTTCAAGGTGATTCTATTGTATTCAGTGAACCACCACAACCTCCTGCAAGTATTAAGTATGTAAACGTTACTATAACTCAAGTTTCTACAAGGAGAATACAGTTTAACAATATTAGTGGTATCTTCCCAACCATAGGTATGGCACTAGTTGGTACAAGTTCTGGTTCGAGATTGACTGTAACATCTGTAGTTGGTAATGATATTTTCGGATTCATGTCACAAGGATCTGAATTTACTGCAGGTGAATTGGTTACTGTTGGTGCTACTGGTTTTGCTGCTAACGTTGCTGCTCAAGCGTCAGGTGGATTGAACGATGAAACATCTGGGCAATATTCTGTACCTAACATTGGATTATTTGTATTTGGTGAAAATGTTTCTAACTTAGATGGTGACACTGCTAAAGTTGAACAAATAAACTTAGATGGTGCTACAACACCTCTTGCACAGTTACGTTATACTATTGGTGCTTCAACTACAACCATTGAGATGGTTAAGTACAAGATTGACAACTCAACTGCTGATGAACCAGTTGATGCAGGTACATTTGTTGCAGGTAAAAACTATCAGGTAGAATCAGAGATATTCTTAGTAAACAGTGTTACACAAAATAATGATTCAACAACTCTAGGTGTAACTAGAGCACAGAATGGTACAGCAGCAGTATCACATCAAGAAGATAATCCAATATACAGCACTGACATCGTAGTTACAGATAAACTAACATTAAGTAAAACTGCAGGTACATATCAGTCTACACCTGGATTATTTGATATTCAATTAAATGATTATATTGTTGGTGCACAATCTGGTGTAGTTGCTTTAGTAACACAGACATCTGCTTATCAAGATCCTACAACTCAGGAGTTTATCGGACAGGTCAATATATCTGAAGGTTCATCATTCTTTGGATTACTATTCAACAGAATTACATCTCAGACATATCCAAACGTTGTTCTTGATAACATTTCACAATCACAGATTGGTATAGTAGACTTTACTGATAATAATACTGCATTTGATAGTAGTTTCCCTGCTAATGAACAGGTTAACAACTATGTGATTCCTTATGATAATCTAACTGGCACATTCCAAGAGAATGAATATATTCGTAACTATAAGATTGATTATGGTAATAATAATGGTGACTTTACTGCTACAGAAGGTGCGAGAATCAGAAAACTAACAATCACTGATAGAATAGGTGATGGTATATTCCAAACTGGTCAAATTATAAGATCTAGAGATAGTAAGGCAGAAGTTGTTGGTTATAACCAAGCAAGAAATACAATCTATCTTGGTAAGATTGGTAGATCACAACGTGGTGGATTAGACTTCAACCCTCCAACATGGTATGGTGAAGCACAGATTGATACATCAACTAAGAAGTTTGGTCAAGGATCATTATTATTAGGTAGAGCAAATCATACTCATACATTTGTAAGTGGTGTTGCTAACGCAATCCAAGCATCAAATGGTGCTACATCTACTCACACTGCACAGGCAGGAACATCATATGATCCTGAGACAGGAACATTAGTTATCAATATCGGAACTCACAGTTTAACAACAAGTAATAAAGTTACTATTGCTGATGGAGGTTTGACATTTACATGTACTGCTGATAGTAATACAACAAATCATCCATATCCAAGATCTACTGACCCTGCATCTGGCACTGCATTAGACATCACTGCAGTAACTTCAGATACTATTACAGTCAGTGTTGGTGTTGCACAAGTTACATTGGATTACTTAAATGTAGATTCATCTAGTGACTTTGCATGGGGAACTGCTGCATTTACTATTGAACTTTATGTTAAGGCAGCAGCAGCGTCTATATCTGGTGTAGCAACCTTACTTGACTTTAGAACAACAGCAAATGATGTAGCAGGTCGTTTATACTTAAATGGTGGACAAGTTCGTTATAATGTCAATAATTCTGATCTAGTAACATCTGGTGCTACTGTTCTTGCTACAGATACTTGGACACATGTTGTTGTACAGAAAACTTCTACCACTGTTAAAATATTCCTAGATGGACAAGAAAGAGGAAGTGGAACTGATAGTAATAACTATGCAGCAAAACCATTAAGAGTTGGTGCAGATTATGCAGGAGCAAATGCATTCTTCGGACATCTTGACGAACTAAGATTGAGTGCAGAGAGTCGTTATTCTACAATACCATTCACTCCTCAGAATGGAATGTTCCAAGGTGATGCTAATACAAAATTATTATGGCATTTTGATGGTGCTGATAAACAGGTATTCCTAGAAGACTGGTCTGGTGCACCTGACTTTACTATCGATGAATATGTTAATAACGATGCTATCCGTGCAACTGCTAGATTGATTGGTGGTGTACATACATTTGTTTCTGCAACAACTAATGCAATCACTGTATCTGGTTCAAATAACTACACACCAACTGCTGCTGATTATGATGCAACAAATGGTCTCTTAGAACTTACAATCGGATCTCACAGTCATACAACATCTGATACTGTTACGATTGCTGCGAACTCATTAACATTTACATGTACAAAAGATAATAACGCAACAAACCATACTTATCCAAGAGTAACAGATCCTTCTTATGGTAAAACCCTTGCTATCACTGCTGTTACAGGAGATACAATCACAGTTAATGTAGGTGTTGCAAGTAGAGGATTCAATCAGAAAACACACAGATATATCAATGCTGCAGATAATATAATATTAAACTACGATTACATTGCTAAAGAGGCAGTGTATATCATGAAGGAACGTTATCCATTCTTCACTGTTATTGGTGGAGCAGTTAACTGTGAAGATGATGTAAGAGATATTCTTAAGGCAATGGTTGAAGATCTTAGAAATGGATCTAACAGTCATACTTGGGATGCTGCTGCATTATATGTCAATAGAACTACTAATCCTATCACATTGTTACATGTATCAGATGATTTGAAAGAATCACTATACACATATGATATAGTAGAGAAGTTGGTAAGATTTGTTATCAATAATGAACCATGGTCTACATTAGGTGATCACGGATTGACTCAGAAGTTTGATACTTCTATCACTGAATCAAACTATCTCACACAGTCTGTAACTCAATTTACTCCATCAACTGCAACTTACAACCCTGCTACTGGTGACATGGTTGTTACTAGCACTGGACATGGATTAACAAGTGATACAAATCTCACTGCATCTAATGCAACTTATGATGCTGCTACTGGTATTTTAAATATTACCTCTAACAGTCATAATCTTGCAACTGGTGATAAGATTCAACTTGCTGATAACTCATTGACATTTACATGTTCAATGGACAGCAATGCTACAAACCATACCTA